GCGGGCGTTGCGCTTAGTGTCACTTGTGTTTGGGCCATTGTTGCCGCGATCTGGGGATTAGTCACAGGTGGAAAATGATTGCGGAAATAGCCGCTGCAAACGCGGCCTTCCAAGTCATCAAGTCTGCTATAAAGAACTCAGGAGAGATTGCTTCTGCGGGTAAGGCTGTCATTGACTACTTCTCCGCGACAAGTAAAATCGAAGAAGAAGTCAAAAAAACGCCAGCGAGAAAACGCTCCGACCTGGAGGAATTTCTTGCCCTTGAGCAACTTAGAAAACAAGAACAAGAACTAAAAGAGCTTCTCATCTACCAGGGACGACCTGGTATGTGGGATGACTTCCAAGCCTTCAGGGTAAAAGCCCGCCAGCAGAGAGAAGCAGAGGAACGCGAGGTGCTGCGGAAACAACTCGCAGAGAAGGCCAGCAGAAAGAAACTCCTAGAAAACATTATGCTGACCCTGTGGATGATCGTCCTAGTGGTCACGATTCTTGGTATTGCGGGGCTTGCCCTTTATCTATTTTTGGAGACCAGATGATCCCACTTGCTGCTATTTTAGATGTTGGCTCTAAGCTGATAGACAAGCTAATCCCAGACCCAGAGGCCAAGGCTCGCGCACAGGTTCAGCTTTTAGAGATGCAACAAAGGGGTGAGCTTGCCCAGTTGCAAGCAGACAGCAACGAGCAAGACAACCTTACTAAACGAGCAGAGGCAGATATGGCCTCTGATTCCTGGCTAAGCAAGAACATCCGTCCTATGACCCTCATCTTTATCCTGATGGCTTATACAGTCTTTGGCCTGATGTCTGCGTGGGAGGTCGAGGTGAACCAGGCTTATGTAGAGCTTCTAGGCCAATGGGGGATGCTTATTATGAGCTTTTACTTTGGTGGACGAACGCTTGAGAAGATCCTTGCCATGAAAGAAAAGAAATGAACTGGTCAGACTATCCCAACTTTTCCGCACAAGAATTTAACTGTTTTCATTGCGGGCAGAACGAGATGAAGCCTGAGTTCATGGCGAAGCTACAGAAGCTGCGGGAAACCTATGGCTCTCCCATGAAGGTCACTTCTGGCTACCGTTGCCCCCAACACCCCATAGAGGCCAAGAAAGCCAGCCCTGGCGCACACGCAAGCGGTCAGGCAGTAGACATAGGCGTACAGGGGTCAGATGCACACACGCTCCTCAGAATGGCCTTAGAAGCGGGTTTTACGGGGATAGGAGTCCAGCAGAAGGGCGCAGGTCGTTTCCTGCACCTAGACACGCTAGAAGGCGATTTGCGCCCTACCGTGTGGTCATATTAGGAAGCCCGCAGTAGTCCTACCTCGTCAGGTAGTGTTCACCAGTTCCCTGGATGCCAGTCGCTCGCTCGCTGCTGTGCCGCGCTGCGGTGACCTGCGGTGTACTTACAGTCTAAACTATTTGTTGTAAAAATACAACTACCACGCTGGAATATCATCATCGAGCTGGTCGAAAGACGCAGCTTTCTGTGGAACTGGCGCACTAATAGGCGCATCTTTCTGTGTCACAGACAAGCTGAAATACTTCTTGCCCTCCATCTTCCCCCCAGGCTTGCCTTCCTTCACCCAGGCACTCAGCCAGTAGTCCACCCCATCTACATTTATGCTCCCCTTGAAATCAGGGTGTTTCTCTGTCTCTTTTTTGTCGTTGCGGGCCAGCATCCCCGAATTAGTGTTGTCGTAAGTCATAGCATCTCCACTTTAGAAAGTTCATCAAACATTGCTTCTACCTCCTGCAAAAACTTAACTGCCTCTGCTTCTACTTCCGCAATCTCTTCCGCAGTAGGCGTATACCTGCGTACAAACAGCCTCTGAGGCTCTGGCATCCTTGGGTCATAGGCTACAAAGTCAACCCAAGGGCGACCCGTACACGCGGCTTGTAGGGCCATCTGTGGCTTGTGATCGTCAGGAACGACACCCGCAAGAATCCAGCTTAGGTAAGTGGCGGTAGTCGGACACTTAATTTCTATTAAGCCTTCGTCCACCAGACCGTCAGGACTAGCCCCGCAGAACTCAATTTTGGGGTGGTCTACAAACCCCACATCCTTTATCAAGCGGCCTGTGCGCTGCTCGTAAGCCTCTTTAGCCTCGGGTTCCTTCTCAACACCCCATTGCATAGCCTGGTTTACGAACTTGTCCACAATGTCGCCAGTAAGTCTCTCGCAAAGTATCTCTATTTTGAGATTCTTACGATCCGCAGAGTCCGCACCACCCTTCAGGTACTTCATAGCGTTCTTCATGCGGCTGGCTGTTAATTTGCCTGTGCGGGCGTTAAACCATGCCCCATTGCCTTGCAGCTTGTTTTCTTCTCTCACAGCATTCCTCCTACTTTGTCATAGAATTCCTTGCTAACCACTTTTAACAAGGCGTGTTCTTCTTCTGTGTGGCTTCCGTGTTTCATCTTATTGCGGAGCCAGTAAGCAAAGTCGTCCGCAGCACCTCGTACCTTTGGAGCTTCTAAGTACATCTGGGCCTCGTCTGCTGTCTCACATTTTAACAGTATCTCAATCATTTTGTTTCATCCCCCAGATTTGGATACAGGTACTTTCTAGCCTTGCGTCTATCGGATTCAGTCGCAACAGGTCTTTACTTCCCTGCTTGTAGGCTTGGATGACATCTGCGACCTCTGCGGACTGGTGGACAGGCTCTTCTACCCTGTGATACACAAGACAGGACAGAAGGCCCATAGTGAACCCCAAGAGCCAGTTCATATAAACATCAACCCGACAAACAAGAGCAGCAGAACAGCTACTGTGCCTAGTCCATCAAGCGCGCGAGCTTGTGCTTCTTTGACTCGACCCACTTGACATACTCCATGTCTAAAGCAGACATCGCCCACTCTTGCAGATGAAACGCCTCTTTTTGAATTTCCATGCATCTTGTAATTACCTCCTCAAGTTCTTTCGTTTCTAAAAGGGATGCTGCGGTTAAATCTCTGAGATCCGCACAAAGGGCGGTAATACGGACTACGTTTGCGCCGTGGTTTGACATACTTCTTCCTTTCGTTTGCTAAAGATGGTTTGCATTACTTTCCTGTCTGCTTCACTCATGGCCCCCCAGACTGTCTTCAGATCAGCAAGTGACGTACAGGCATTTACAGCCTTGGTCATCTTCTCAACACGGGGGTCAGACTGACTTGATATGGCTGCAATCACTTCGTCCGCAGAAGCAATCTGCATTTCCTGAGAACCGTAATCCAGAAACCCTAACGCCCTGCCTACAGCACTTGTCTCAGCAATCTCGACATAAGAGGTCTGATGCATCTTAGAGGCGTTGCGGGTCTCAAAGGCGTGGCCTGTAGCCTGGTGGACACCCGCAGAGTCGCAGATGTCACAACGCATAACTACATGGTCTTCGTCCAACTTAATGACCTCTGTGTGGATCTGCCAGTCAGGGTGTTCACCACGAAACTGGTGTATCCGATAGGCTACAGTCGAATACTCTTTACCGTGAATGTTTACTTTGCCGTTAGTCATTCTCTTCTCCGATTGTGAAAGTCATTGGTTCCTTGCTAAACATTTCAATACGAAACTCGCCATCGCGGTGCTTGATGATGAGTGTCGAAAGAATAGTTTGCCCATCTTTTTGATTGTGGCGAATTAGGGATAACCCTTCCGCGTAGTGAACAGTCAAGTCCATTTGCTAAGCCTCCATGCTTTTGAAATACTGTATTTCAACGGTAAGTTGCTGGCTTGGTAAAACATATACAGGCGAAAAAAGACCAAGAGCCTCTTCAATCTCCTGCTGCCTAAGTAAGTCTTGTTGGTGAGCTTGCCCAGCGGCATCGTCATAGTCCTCCATAAAAATCCTCCTGGGGCCGAAGCCCCGTTTGTTATTTGCGTGGATCAATCTGACCAATAACATCAAAGATGTTTGACTTGGCTGCGTTTAGCAGATTGTTAGAAAACTTATCCATGTCCTCGCCATTCATTTCTTGGATGTCGCTAAGACGACCAGCGGCCCGCATGAGGGTTGAGATTAGGTCGTGTGCTTGATCTGCGGTAAGAGTGATTTGCGTGTTCATTTGTATTTCTCCTCGTTTGTGTTTAACAACAACTCCATTTTCAGCCCGCTGGCAACAAAATGGCATAGGGACAAACCCTAATGTTGTTTGAGTACAACAGTTTAACTTTATTGTTCAAGTCTTTGTTTTGTAAACAATTTATGATAAGGTGCGTGGCATGAAACTGGTGACAAGATTTACTTGCATCGCAGTTTACGAGCTGCTGATCCAGTTGCCACCTGTAAAAGCGTGGAAACTTCCTCCCTCTCAAGACCTGATCTTCTCTGTCAGGCATCTCCCAGATGTGTATGGCCTGTACGAGCCAGAGCCGCACAAGATAACCATTAGTTCAGCCAAACACGCCCATTTGGATACTGTAATACGAACAATGGCTCACGAGATGATCCACCTCCACCTTTACATCCGAAAAGACCCCGAATGGGATAAGCACACCAAGACCTTCTTGGATTGCGCGGCAAAAGTCTCACACACATTGGGTTTCGACCCGAAGGAGTTGTAATGGCATCAGCAGCTTGTAGTGATGAAGAATTTATAAAACTATTTAGGGAGATCGGCTCACCTCAAGCGGTTTCAGAGGCACTCGGTGTTTCTATCCGCAATGTCTTTGCGAGAAGAAATCGTCTGGCACAGAAGCATGGGATCGAGCTTCTTTCGTTCTCAGAACACACGCGGATCACAAACGTCACGCATGAGCAGAAAATTTATACCGAGATCAAGGACGGCATTGTCGTGGTCTTCTCGGATGCTCACTACTGGCCTGGGCCTCCTACGGTCGCTCACCAGGCTTTGCTGGCGGTCGTAAGTAACCTAAAACCAGCTATCGTAATCGCAAACGGTGACGTTTTTGACGGGGCCAGAGTCTCAAGGCACGATCCTATTTACAAGCACGAAACGCCCTCAGCCAAGGAAGAAGTAGAGGCTTGCGTGGAACGTATGACAGAAATAGAGGACGCCAGTAAGAACTCCACCTTTCTGTGGACGGTAGGCAACCACGATCAAAGGCTGTGGAGGTACATCCGCGTAAACGCCCCAGAGATATCTGGTATGCCCTTCACAGACCTGTTTGAATACTTTGGACGCTGGAAGCCAACTTACGCCATAGATGTGAACGGGAACACGCTTATAAAACATCGTTGGCATAACGGAATCCACGCAACCTATAACAATGCGCTAAAGGGCGGGGTCAATGTTGTAACTGGTCACTTGCATAGGCTGCAAGTAAGTGCTTGGGGTGACTACACGGGACGTAGATACGGTGTAGATACAGGTACGCTTGCGGAGCCAGACGGACAACAGTTTATGTACCTAGAACACAATCCTGTGCCGTGGGCCTCTGGCTTTGCGGTGCTTACCTTTAGGAACGGGGTACTTTTGCCCCCAGAGCTTGTGGAAGTCTTAGACGGTGAGGCATTTTTTAGGTCTTGCAAGATTGCCTAGTTGTGGTATTCTATAGAGGCTTAGGAAAAAGACTAGGCTGCGTGTGGAAGCGCAAACTGCAAATCACATTTACGAACCTCTACGCATGGGTTTCGGTTTTTTAGGCGATTTTTGTGATTTCAGCCTCTTCCACCGCAACCTGGAACCCAGCCGTAGGGGTTTTTCTATTTCTAGGCCGTACTCCGCACGATAGTAAGAACCTGAATCGGTTGCGCGGAAGGAAAGACACCTAGCGATTACACCCGCGTTTAGGTCTCAGCCTGTCAGAGAGGGACTGAGGTAGTCTACAAGACAGGGGTGACTATGACCAACTTGTAGACGAATGAATCTCTGCGTTCTGCGGTATCTAGTCTGTAGCTTGTATTCTTAGTTGCAGGTGGGATGGGAAGATAGCATGGGCTATCACCCTTGGGGGAGTTATGTCTAAAAGATACAACACTAGTAAAAACCCTAATACAAAACCAGAAAAAAAGTGATACTGTTTTGCTACTGTTAACACAGGAGAGAGAAATGCAAGACTTTGAGATGTTCTGGAAGGAGTACCCCAAGAAGGTAGCAAAGGGTGAGGCAAGGAAGGCATGGATACAGACAGAGAAGATCCGACCTGACCTAGAGACCCTCTTAAAAGCAGTAAAGACCGCAAAAAGGTTAGAGGAGTGGCGCAAGGACGCTGGCAAGTTTGTACCTTACCCTGCAACATGGTTGCGGGCAGAGAGGTGGGAAGACGAGTACGAGTTAGACATAGAGGACGCACTAGAGGTTAACGGCAAGGTGGTTAACTGGTGGGAGTCTGCGACTGGGATAGAGACGAGGGGCAGGGAAGTAGGAATGACCCCAGAGCAGTTTGCGTCTTGGCCTGAGTTTAAGGCTGCGGTCTTACGGCAACTGATGAGGGCTGCATGAATGAGTTGGCTCTTTTCGCAGGTGCTGGTGGAGGAATACTTGGGGGACATCTCCTCGGATGGAGAACCGTCTGTGCCGTCGAGTGGGAACCCTATCCAGCAAGCGTACTGTGCGCCAGACAAAATGAAGGCTTTCTCCCGAGTTTCCCGATTTGGGATGACATACAAACCTTTGACGGAAAACCGTGGCGAGGAATTGTTGACGTCGTATCTGGGGGTTTTCCGTGCCAAGATATTTCCGCAGCCGGAAAAGGCGCAGGGATCGACGGAGAACGAAGCGGAATGTGGCGAGAAATGGCGCGGGTGGTTAGCGAAGTACGACCCAAATTCGTCTTTGTGGAGAACAGCCCAATGCTCGTTACTAGAGGACTTGAACGAGTGCTTGGAGACCTTACCTCGCTCGGGTATGACACGAGATGGACTGTTATGGGAGCTGCCGATGTTGGCGCACCACACCAGAGAGACAGAATCTGGATTGTCGGAAAAAATACCGACACCCAATGCGAACGAACCAGGAGAAAAACTGGAGATTTGGGAAAAAAGAGCCAAACGGAAAAAACAATTAGGAATCAATTTGCATCTGAAATTGTCAGTATGGGTTCAAAAATTTCCAACACCGACAGCGCATATGAGCAAAGAAACAAACGCACCAAGCGAACACAAGCGTCATACCCCAACGCTAACAGCGCAAGTGAATTGGCTCACACCGAGAACCGCAGGGATGTGCGGAGGAACGGGCAGTTGGGAGTTGCTGAAAAAGAATACGACAATAGAAGAAGCAAGGCAGATGGGTGCGGGCAATGGTGGCAAGCTGAACCCAATGTGGGTCGAGTGGCTAATGGGGTGGCCTGTCGGGTGGACAGACTTAAAGCCATTGGAAACGGACAAGTTCCAGAAGTGGCAAGACGAGCATGGGAGGCATTAAATGACACCTGAGAACGAAGTAGAGCAAGTAATTACGCGGTCTATGTCTGCGGCTGAGATTATGGATCTAACAGGCCACAATAAGTGGACTCTGTTTCCAATCCTTAACAGGCTAATGCGTGAAAAAAAAATCACGAAGAAAAACCTCAGATACGCCCCAACTGGGTATTCTGAAAAACTCATTTGCAACGGAAGAGACCAGTTCTTCTGTGCCGATCCTTTTGGATTGTCAGGACTGCAAAACAATGGGGGTCTTCAATCTAAACTGCGGGCCATGCAGACTAAGAATTTTGCTACAGGAACCATGCAAGGTCTTACGGCAGCAGATGGCAGAAAAGTACGGTGGGTTTGATGGAGATTGGAAAACCAACAACTGTGGATGTGAAAGAACCTGCGAACGAAGGGCAAATAGGCGGTCAACACTATAAGCGTTTAGTTATCCAGCCGTGGGACTATGTTCTGGCTAACGACATTGGCTACATGGAAGGCTCCGTCATCAAGTACATCTCACGCTGGAAGAACAAGAACGGCCTAGAAGATCTGTACAAATGCAGACACTTTCTTAACAAGCTGATAGAGCATGAGGAGGGTAAAAAATGAAGTGCCTAAACTGCGAAGAAAAAACTGAGGTTGCGGAGACAAGGGCTATAAAAGAGAACCCACGCTGGACGAAGCGGCGCAGGGTTTGTACTAAGTGCGGATTCAAATTGTGGACGGTTGAGATGCCCGCAGAAGATGTTTATGTAGAGGAGGAAAGAAATGAGCATTAGCGCAATGAAGCAAGCATTGGAGGCTTTAGAGTTTGCGGGTGATCTGATAGCCCCAATTACCGAAAATTGCCAATGCCAAATTTGTTTAGCGCATACCGCACTACGCCAAGCCATCGAGCAGGCAGAGAAGCAAGACGGATCATGTACAGAAGTCGGCACAAACAGCGGAGTTTTGCACAAGGAATGGGTTGGGCTGACGGATGAAGAAGTAGAAGCTATATACGATCAAGAGGATCATGTTGATCTTGTGCTTTTAACAGAAACCAAACTAAAGGAGAAGAATGTACCGCAATCCTAAACTCCTGAAAGCCGTGGCTTCCCTTCCCTGTCAGGAGTGCGGAAAAGAAGGCACACAAGCGGCCCACGCCAACTGGAGTTGGTCGGGCAAGGGCATGGGGATAAAGGCCCACGATATGTACGTTGCGGCCCTATGTCCAGAGTGCCATTACGCCTTAGACCAAGGCAAGGATATGCAGAAGTGGGAGAGGGAAGAACTCTGGCTGCGGGCATGGCGCAAAACAATGTTTGAATTGTTCGACAGAGGTTTAGTGGACGTACGAGGTAAAGCCTAAATATGGCTGCCTCCCCTACACAGTTATCTCTGGCCTGGTTAAGAAAAGAAGGCTACTTAGCTGAAGTGGTCGAGCGTTTTATACCTGGGGCAAACATCCGCAAAGACCTGTGGGGTTGGTGCGACATCGTAGCGATAAAAGACGCTGAGACTGTTGCGGTGCAATGTACCAGTTGGGACAACATCTCCAGCCGTGTGCGGAAGGTTTCAGAAAGTGAAACTATCTGTGCAGTCCGCAAAGCTAATTGGACGGTCTGGGTTGTAGGCTGGAAGAAGAAAGACAACCGTTGGGTTCACAAACTTGTAGACTGTTCTTAGGTATACTGTTTAGATTCGTGGTGTGCTATTCTAGGTGTGCCTCTTCCTCCGAGGCATTCTCCTCCCCCTGGTCACAGGGTTAGCCCGCCACTCGCGGGCTTTTTTTTGGGGATGAGATGAGCAAGAAAGACGAAATACTAAACTGTTGCAGAGATCAAGCAAGGACGGCAAAAGAAATAGCCTCCCTGCTGCAGATGGACAAGACCATCGTAAAGATTACTTTACTTTACTGCTTTAACAGGGGACTGGTTACCCGAGAAAAGAGAGACCGACCAGCACAGGTTCGCGGCCCTAAACAAGAGTTCTTCTACCTATGCGCGTCCTAGTCTACAGCGCAATCTTTGGGGACTATGATCCCGTTAAACCATTCCCAGATCAGTCCATCCCCTGCGACTTCAAGCTGTTTACAGAGTCCACAGGGCAGAAGACACCCCGATTAGAGTCGCGCTGGTACAAACTCAACCCGCCAGAAGGCTACGATTACACAATCTGGATAGATGGTTCTATACGGGTTACAAGCCGTTTCTTTGCGGAATACATGGTTGACCAAGCCAAAGATAAATGGGCGATGTTCAAGCATCCTTGGCGGGACTGCCTTTATGACGAGGCAGAAGAAAGCCACGATATGCGGAAGTACCACGGCGAGCCAATCATGGCCCAAGCCGAGGAGTACAGAACACGAAATATGCCTAAGCATTGGGGGCTGTGGGCCTCTGGGATCATCTGCAGGAACTCCAACTGGGGGCAAGACCTGAACAAATACTGGTGGGCAGAGCATCAAAAGTGGTCGATCCAAGACCAGATAAGCCTGTCTTATGTTTCGTGGAACTATAAGTTAAGGTTTTATACCTGCGACCTGCCCCTGATGACTAACCCTCTTTTGCGGGTGGAGGCCAATCACAGAGTGGAGGAGTACCAAAAATGTCCGCAATCGTAATCTGTACAACCAACAGTAAATGCTTGCCTGTGCTGTGCGCGAGTATCACTATGTATCTACCGACCTTCTGGACGGTCTACCTAGCGGGTTCTGGCATGATCCTGCCCAAGCACAGGACGATCACAAGCGAGAATACTGCGGATAACTTCGGGGACGCTTATAATAATGTTGTCCACCAGGCGATAGAGGACGGACACCAAGACCTCCTAGTCTGCAACGATGACATTGTTTTCACACCCTACACTTGGCAAACCTTATCTGAGGATTTGCAGACAATCCCCGCAGAGGGTCGCGGATGGGTTGCTACGCGGTCTGACTACGCTCGTGGCTACCAAAACATTAGGGTCAAGCACGAAGGCGATAGAGACGGTTTACGCCATGCTTCAGAGCGGGCAATTATCGAGGTGGATGTGATTGCCCCCATCTGTGCGTGGATAGAGGCCAAGAACTGGATAGACTTTGCGCCGATCAACTGGTACTCAGACGACATTCAATGCTTAGATATGCAGGAAAAGGGACTCAAGCACTACATTTCTAGAGCTTATGTCCACCATGTAGGGTCTCAGACCTGCGGGCCAGACTTCCGTAAATGCGTAGAGGATGCGAAGCCTTGGATACAAGCGAACAGACCAGAACTCGCGGAACTGTGGTTCAAGAGCAGCTGAGGAACTGGGCCTGGTGGCT